TATGAATATCCCTATTTATCCTGGTTCTAGCTCATTTTTCCCTGGAGATACTCCATTTGGGTTTTATGATAACGACTATCAATTTCAAGTCGACGCAGATAAAGTAACAACTTTTTGTGCTCGAAGACTAGGATATCCTATAATGGAAGTTGAATTACAAGACATCAACTTCTATGCTGCTTTTGAAGAAGCAATCACAACATACGGAAACGAATTATATGCTTTTCAAGTAAGAGATAATTTATTAAATGTAATTGGTGCTCCAACTTCATCAAACATGAATCATGCAAATATCACTCCAAGTTTAGCTAATGTAATTAGATTATCTCAACAATATGGAGTAGAAGCAGGAGCAGGAGGAAATGTAAATTGGTATAGTGGTTCATTCGTAACAACAGCAAGTCTTCAAGATTATGATTTCAATCAATGGGCTCTTGAAAATAATGTTACTGGTGGGATGGAAATTAAAAGAATATTCTGGCAACCACTCCCTGCAGTTAATCAAGTATATAACTTAAATATATTTTCAGGTTTAGGTGGTGTACCTTCAGTTGGTAGCTATGGTTTATTTGGCGCTACAGGATTCTTAATGTATCCTACAAGTCTACTAATTCAATCTGCTCAAGCAGTTGAAATGCAAAATCAAGTTGCTTTATCTGATTACACATTTGAACTTATAAACAATAAATTAAGAATTTTCCCTATACCTACAGAAAACGGAAATAGAATCTGGTTCCAATATTTAAACATGGAAGAAAGATTAAATAGTGTAATTGTACAAGCTCCTAGTTCTGTTACAAATGCTTCAAATACTAATTTTGCTAATCCAAATTATACTCAAATTAATTCAATTGGTAGACAATGGATATTTGAATATACTTTATCTATATGTAAAGAAATATTAGGATATGTTCGTGGAAAATACACTCAAGTTCCTATTCCTGGTGCAGAAGTTACTTTAAATCAATCAGATTTAATTGCAGCTGCTACATCAGAAAAAAATTCTTTAATTGAAAGATTAAGAACATATTTTAATGAAACTTCAACTCAAGCATTACTTGAAAGAAAAGCAGCAGAATCAGTAGCACGTCAAAGTGAATTAGGACAGTCTCCAATGACAATTTATATAGGATAACATGGCATTATTTGGATCAAGTAGAGATGTTTCTGTAATTAGAAAAGTTAACAGAGAATTGTTAGGCAACGTTATGTCTCAACAATGTACTCTTTATAAAGTTAACCTAGAAAAAACTGTATCAAATATGTACGGTGAATCAACTGGATATAGATACTTCACAGAACCTACTTTATTATATTGTAGAATAACAAGAACAGATCCTAGTTTTGAAATAACAGATATAGGTCCTAATTACAATAGAACTATGACATTCTCATTTTTAAGAGATGATTTAGTTGATGCTAAAGCTTATCCTGAAGTAGGAGATATACTTATGTACTATGAAGGATATTTCGAATTAGAACAAGTATACGATAACCAATTATTTGTAGGTAAAGATCCTGATTATCCATATGCTATAAATCCACTAAATCCAGGATTAGAAAATTTTGGCTACTCAGTATCTATAAATTGTATAGGTCATTATATTCCTGCGGATAAAGTTAACTTAACTAAAGAAAGACCATAATGGCAAATAGAAAACCAACCCCTAAATCACAACGAGAAATTAGTATTTCTCAACAAGAACCTTACAATCAAGGCGGTCCTGGTTTTCAACCTGTAGGAAATCCTAATGATTTAGGTCCTGATTATTCAAATAGAGGTAATAAACTTAGTTTTAAAGGAGATACTACAAAACCATTTACATTAGGTATTCAAGATATTGATGAAGCTATTTATTATTATTTTAATGAAGTAATAAAACCATATGTAATCCAAAACGGACAAAGAATAGCTGTTCCTATTGTTTATGGTAATCCTGAAAAGTGGAAATCAATTCAAAAAGACGGATATTATAGAGATAAAAATGGAGCAATTATGTCTCCATTATTAGTATTTAAAAGAGATAATTTAACAAAAAATAGAAGTATAGGAAATAAATTAGATGCAAATCAACCTCATTTATATAGTTCTTTAATTAAACCCTACTCTAAAAGAAATTTCTACACTCCATTTGATGTATTAAATAATATTAAACCAGAAACAGAACAATATGCTGTTGTAATACCAGACTATGTTACGATAACTTACAGCTGTGTTATATATACTTACTATGTAGAACAAATGAATAAAATTGTAGAAGCAATTAATTATGCTTCTGATTCATATTGGGGTGATCCTTCTAGATTTAAATTCAACGCTAGAATCGATTCATTTAATACAGTAGTAGAAGTGGTGGATGGAAGAGATAGAGCAGTTAAAAGTACCTTTGACATTAAATTAAACGGTTATTTAATCCCAGACACAATACAAAAAGATGTAAGTGCAATTAAAAAAATACCTGTTGTTACTAAAACAGTATTTGGAATTGAAACTACAAGTAATATTAATCAAGTTCCTCCTCCTCCAAAAAATACAAATTAAATTTGGATAAGTAAATATCTTTAATATATTTATAATAAATAAAGATTATGTTTATACCTAAAGAACAATCAACCGAAAACACTCAATTTCAACAACAACCGTTTGCTGAAACAAATTCTAAATTCTTAACTCAAGAAGAAATAGAAGAATTAAAACAATTAAATGTTTTTTCTCAAGAATTAATTATTAAATTTGGTCAAAATGAATATCAAGTTCAAATATTAAAAGACCAAAAAAGTGAATTAGTTAAAGAATTAGCAAACCTAAAACTTAAAGAAACCGAATTTAGTCAATCTTTACAAAATAAATACGGTAGTATAAGTATTAATTTAGAAACAGGAGAAATTACACCAACTAGTTAATTTTTGAGCTATTTTTAGATATTTATAAGTAACAATAAACAATTAAATATTTTAAAAAATGGCAGAAACTTTAATATCCCCTGGTGTATTAGCTAGAGAGATTGATCGCTCTCAAATAGCAGCTCAACCAGTAGTTGTAGGCGCAGCAATAATTGGCCCTACAGTAAAAGGTCCTGTAGAATTACCTACTGTGGTAAGTTCTTATGGTGATTACGTAAATAAATTTGGTGATGTATTAGTAAGTGGTAGTGATACTTATTCTTACTTTACTTCAATCGCAGCTTATAATTATTTTAATGAAGGTGGAGATTCTTTATTAGTAGCAAGAGTAGTATCTGGTTCTTATACCTCAGCAACAAGTACAGCAATCAGCGCTAGTACAAATGCTTCTTCTCAACCTGCACTTGTATTAAAAACAATATCTAAAGGTATTATAATGAACAACTCAGGTGCATTAGATACTGCTGGTGCTTTAGTAAGTGGTTCAGCTGATAATATCCGTTGGGAAATTATTAATCCAAACACTTCTTCTGGAACATTTGATTTATTAGTTAGACAAGGTAATGATATTACAAACAGTAAAATTGTATTAGAATCATTTACTGGTTTATCTTTAGATCCTAAATCTCCAAATTTCGTAGCTAAACAAATTGGTGATTATGTTTATAATTACAATCCATCAACTCAACAAATTGAACTATCAGGAAGCTATAGAAACAATTCAAACTATATTTATGTATCTTCAGTTAATTTATTAACTCCTGACTATTTAGATAATAATGGTGTTGCTAAAAATCAATATACATCTTCTATCCCAGTAGCTGCTAGTGGTTCATTTACAGGCGCTACAGGTGATATAAAAGGTGGAGCTGCATTTTATAATAGCATTACTACAGCAACTAATACTCAAGGTTTAGAAACAGCTAACTATACAAACATGATCAATTTATTAGCAAATAAAGATGATTATCAATTTAATGTATTAGTTACTCCAGGCTTATTTGATTCGTTAAACACAAGTGCTATAAGTACAATTATTACAAATACTCAACAACGTGGTGATAATATTTTTGTATTAGATCCAGTAGTTTATGGTCAAGCTGCTTCAGGTGTAATTACTCAAGCATCTAGCCGTGATACTTCATACGCTGCAGAATACTGGCCTTGGTGCCAAATTCAAGATCCAGCAACTGGTAAAAACGTTTGGGTTCCTGCTTCAACAATGATTATAGGTGTTTATGCTTATAATGATACAGTAGCAGAACCTTGGTTCGCACCTGCAGGTATTAATCGTGGTGGTTTAGGAACAGTATTACGTGTTGAACAAAAATTAAATCAAACAACTCGTGATTCTCTTTACACTGGTAAAGTAAATCCAATTGCTACTTTCCCTGGTCAAGGTATTGTAGTATACGGACAAAAAACATTACAAACAAAACCATCAGCTCTTGATCGTGTGAATGTAAGACGTTTGTTAATTTCTCTTAAATCTTATATCTCTCAAGTAGCAAATAACTTAGTATTTGAACAAAATACAGCTGCTACAAGAAATATATTCTTAAGTCAAGTAAATCCATATTTATCTTCTGTTCAACAAAGACAAGGTTTATTTGCATTTAAAGTAATAATGGATGAAACAAACAATACAGCTGATGTAATAGATAGAAATCAGTTAATTGGTCAGATTTATGTTCAACCTACTAAAACGGCTGAATTTATCTACTTAGATTTTATCATTACTCCAACTGGAGCTACATTCCCAGCTTAATAAAAAATAATTATCTTCCCTCTGAAAAATGGGGGAAGATTTTTTAAAATACAATACGTATAATAAACAATAACAAAACTAAACAAAATATAAAATGGCAGTATTATCACCAAACGAAATATTTTTTACAGCATTTGAACCAAAGGTAGCCAACAGGTTTATTATGTATGTAGATGGAATCCCTTCATACACTATTAAGCAAATTGCTGCTGTATCTGTAGATATGGGAGAAATTGTATTAAACCACATTAATGTTTACCGTAAAATTAAAGGTAAAGCTAAATGGGGAGATATGCAAATGACATTATTTGATCCAATCACTCCATCTGGTGCTCAAGCAGTAATGGAATGGGTGCGTTTACATCATGAATCTGTAACTGGTCGTGATGGTTATTCTGATTTTTATAAGAAAGATATAACTGTTAACGTGTTAGGTCCTGTTGGTGATGTTGTTTCTGAATGGATTATCAAAGGTGCATTTATTAAATCTGCAAACTTTGGTGAATACAATTGGGATACTGAAGCAGCAGCTATAAACCTTCAAGTTACTTTAGGAATGGATTACTGTATCTTAAATTACTAAGATTTTAATAAAAATAAAATTAAGCTTGCCATTTGGTGAGCTTTTTTTATCTTACAATATGTATAATAAACAATAAAGTTATTTAAATAAGAATTATGGAACAAGTTACAAACACAACTCAAGAAACACCCAAATTTAATTTCCTAACAGAAACAATTGAATTACCTTCAAAAGGTTTACTTTATCCTAAAGATAATCTTCTTTCAAAAGGAATAATTGAAATAAGATACATGACAGCAGCTCATGAAGATATTTTAACTAACCAAACATATATTCAAAAAGGAAATGTACTTGATAAATTAATGCAAGCGTTAATTGTAACTCCTATTAATTATGATGATTTAATTGTTGGTGATAAGAATGCAATTATGATTGCTTCTCGTATTTTAGGTTATGGTAAAAATTACAGTTTTACTTACAATGGACAAGAAGAAACAATTGATTTAAGTAATATTGATAATAAACCATTTGATACTTCATTAATTACTCCAAACACAAATGAATTTTCATTCACATTACCTAATACAAAAGCAGTTGTTACTTTTAAAATATTAACTCATTCAGATGAGAAAAAAATAGATGCTGAATTAGAAGGTCTTAAAAAAATTAAAAAAGACTCATCTCCTGAATTATCAACTCGTTTAAAATATATTATCACTTCAGTAAATGGAGATTCAACAGTCAAAACAATTCGAGATTTTGTTGATAATCAACTCTTAGCTATGGATTCTCGAGCATTAAGAGAATATATTAAAAAAGTTCAACCAGATGTTGACCTAACTTTTTTTCCCGATGGGAATGAAAAAGCCGTCAACATTCCAATTGGACTTAACTTTTTTTGGCCTGACGCAGGGTAATGCTCCTGAATATAGACTTTATTTATTTAATCAAATTCATCAAATAGTATTTCATGGTAGGGGTGGATATGACTGGAATACAGTCTATAACATGCCTATTTGGTTAAGAAAATATACTTTCTCAGAAATTAAAAAGCATTATGATGAAGAAAAACAAGCACATGAAAATACTAATAGTGGTAAAAATGTAGCTATTGGTACAGACGGATTAGTTAAAGATCGTAGTTTATTTCAAAATCAACAACAAACTCCACAAAAACAACCTGTTATTTCTAAACCTGGTATATCACCTAGAAAATCAGTTAGCTACAAGTAATTCTTGTAGCTTTCAATATTTATAACAAAATATTTTTATAATGGCTAGTAAAGAAGAGTTAGAAAATTTAAAAGAAATAGAGAAAATAAAAGATCTTATTTTAAAATTAAATGCTAAAGATCAACAATATTATACTAATATTTTAAATAGTTTAGGTGCTTCTGTAAATTCATTAAATGATTTTAAAAAACTAACTCAGCAAATTGGAGATGATCTAGATGAAGTAAGAAATGATTTAGATTATATATATAAGTCGTTTAAGGATAGTGTTAATGAATTAAGTAAACAAGATGTTTATTTAAACCTCCAAAAATCATCATTAAATAAATTAGGTAATATTGCTCGAGATACCCTAGATATAAGAAGAGGAGAAACATTATTTGAAGAAAAAAAATTTAAAAAACTTCAAGATCAAGCTAGAATAAATTTAGAAAACTTAGAACTTGTTAGAACTCATGGTAATCTTCAAGGTAAAGCTCAAAAAGCTCTTGAAGATCAAATTAAAACAGCTAAAGAACTTTTTAAAGCATTTAATGAAGTTTCAAAAGTTAATAAAGATACTATTGATAAATTAGGACTAACTCCTCAAATATTAGGAGGAATAGGGAAAACCTTATCTAAACTTGGACTCCCAGATTTAGGTTTTGAAGATGCACTAAATAAAACTAAAATGCTTGGTCAAGAAGCAGCATCTTTAGGAAAATCTTTTAACCCTCTAGCTACATATACTAAATTAGTAGCCCAAAATATTTCAGATCAATTTACCAAAGCAAATTTACTTCAATTTACTCTACTCCAAATAGTAAACACATTTAAAGCTTTAGATACAGGTATAGGTGAGTTTGCTAAAGGTATGAATATATCATACCAAGATGCTGCTAAGCTTAATAATGAATTTAATAACATTGCTAACTCATCTATGGATGTAGCTGTTACTACTAAAGGCATTAGAGAAACAATGTTAGCTATGGGGCAGGCAATGGGTACTAATGCTACATTAAATGCTAAAGATGCTGTTACGATGACTAAACTTCGAGAACAAGCAGGATTTACTAATGATGAATTAGCAAAAATGCAAGAACTTACTTTAGCAACTGGTGGTAATTTAGAAGATAATACTAAAAATTTACTAGGAGCAGCAAGTATAACCGCTATGAATAATGGTGTGTTATTAAATGAAAAAGAAATAATGCGTGATGTAGCTAAAGCTTCTGATGCTACTAAGTTATCTTTAGGTGGAAGTACTGAAGCATTAGGTAAAGCTGCTGCTCAATCTAAAGCATTAGGTATGTCTTTAGAACAGGTTAATAACATAGCAGATTCATTACTTCAAATTGAATCTTCAATTTCAAATGAATTAGAAGCAGAATTATTAACTGGTAAAAATTTAAATTTAGAACAAGCCCGTCTATATGCATTAAATAATGATATGGAAGGGTTATCTAAAGAAATAGCTAAAAATTACGGAACTGCAGCTGAATTTTCTAAAATGAATAGACTTCAGCAAGAAGCTGCTGCTAAAGCAGTAGGTATGACTCGTGAAGAATTAGCAGGTACTTTAGTTAGAGCTGAAGCTTTAAAATCTATGAGTGGTGAGCAAGCTGAAAAAGCAAAACAAGCTTTTGATACTAGGGTTAAAGAAGTTGGTTTAGAACAAGCTCAAAAAGAATTAAAAGAAGGTCAACTCCAAAAAATGATGGAGCAACAATCAATACAAGAAAGATTTAATCAATCTATTGAAAAACTAAAAGAAGTATTTGTTTCGTTATTAGCACCATTAATGCCAGTTTTAGATATTTTTGCAATGATTCTAAAACCAATTGGAGCAATAGCCGGAGTTATAGGACAAATAGTAAAATTTACAATAGATTGGGGTAAGTATTTATTAATAGCTATTGGAGCTTATAAAACTCTTCAATTCTTTGGAGATATTGAATATAGAAGAACTATTTTAACTAATGCAGCTAAAAAAGTAGGATTAATAACTGATAAACAAGCTGCTGTTCAAGCTAAAATTACAGATATGCTTGGTAAAGATTATATTTCTAATGAAACTAAAAAGAACTTAATTAAAGAAAAAGGACTTTTTACTACTATCTCAGAAAATATACAAAAAAGATTAGGTTTAACTTTAGATAAAGAATCTTTATTAGGAAAAATAAAAAGCAGTGCTATTGCTGCTAAAGACTTTGTACTTGAAAAAAGCTCATTAGCTTTTAAATATACTAGAAATATATTAGAAGCAGGATATAATGCTATAAAAAAAATAGGTTCGGCAATAGCTAAAAGTGAATTAATGTTAAATATAGGTAAAGCAGCTATGGGTGCTATTTCTTCTTTATCTTCAATCCCTATAGTGGGTTGGGCACTAGGTTTAGCAGCAGCAGGTACTATAGCAGCTTTAGGATATAAATATATGAAAGGTGATGACATGATCTCCCCAGGCTATGGTAAACGTACATTAATGGGTCCTGAAGGAGCAATAGCATTAAACAATAAAGATACAGTAATAGCAGGTACAAATTTATTTGATAAAAAAGGAGATGATGTAGTATCTGAACCTGAAAAAATTACTGAATTTAAATCTGAAGGAGCAATTAGTGCTACTAGTGGTGGGATACAAATCGATTATAATGCTTTAGCATCAGCTGTAGTAAGTGCTCTTAAAAATGCTCCTATGACAGTAAATAGCACACTTATGTTAGATAAAGATGTATTAGCAAAACAAACAGTACAAGCAGTAAGTGATAATGCTACTAAAGTAGGTACAGCAGCTGCTGTAGGTACTTCTAAAATATAATATTTATAATAAATTAATTTAAATTAAAATACCATGGGATTATTAAATAAACTAACACTTCAAGGTTCTCCATATTCTATTGCAAATGGTGGCCCAGTAGCAACAAATATATTAGCTACACAACAATCTAAATTACATGCTGATGGTAGCGCTCCTGGATATTCACTTAATGGAGCAAATTTCTCTATTGTGAATGGTCAATATCAACAATATGTTGATGGTGTTGCAAACGTATTACCTCAACCTTCACAATTAGATACAAACGGAATAACTCCATCTCAGTACATCAATAACTTACCTGGATAATGTCATTAGTAAATCTTAGAACAAATTTCAAAGATTTAAAATATGGTCATGATAGAGAAGGAGGAGGATCAAGTAATCAACCTTACATTAAGACACCAATTAATGTAAATTTACCACCTGCTTTTAACTTTCTTGGCAGTGATTTTATATTGCGTGGAGGACCAATAGGTGCTCCATTGGCTACTGTTAATGATGTAGTTAGATTAACTAAGTATTTTGCAGACATAAAAACCCCATCAGGGTTATTATTCATTGCAAAACAAAATTTACTTTCTAGAACAGCAGTACGTACTCAAGCTAGTGGTAAATTAGTTAATGAAGGCATTTATACACCGCTGTCTACTCTAGCTCAGGCAGGTGTATCAGCTTTTGGTCTTCATTTAAATAAACAGGGATTAAACCCGATTCCTGGTGGGTTAGGTTCATTACGTACATATTCTGGTATAACACAACAAATAAGTAATTTAGTTATAGAAGATAATAGGCTAGTTACTTTATATAATAGTAAAATTCAACCTCGATATATATTACCTAACCTATTAACATATCAAGGAGGACCAGGATCTATTTTAGGTGTAGGTGTAACTAATATTAAATTTGCAGATCAAAGAACAGGAATAAACAATCCTGAAGTTTTTAATTCTGGTTTCTTTAAAACAGAAGAACAAGGATATTATGATTTTGCAGTATTTAGAAGAATAGCTCCTACATATCAAGCATCAAGAATACTTAATTTAAATGGTCTTAGTGCTATTTATTCAAAAATAGTTTTTGATGATTACAACACAATATATTCATTATATAATGCTGATGGAGATCAAGATAATCTTTTAACATTTAACCCAGATGT